ACAATGACTAATTGTTCCATTGATTTGAAGGTCGTGACAGTATAACTAACATGTATGTTTTCTGGAGGAAGACCGAAGATCCGCCTTCACCGTGGACCCGTCTTACTAGAACAAATAGATACTTGCGTTTTGATTCCAATACAAGTAATCATTGGGTTTCAATTGGTTCATCCACACACAAACATTCTACATCAGATGGTCAAATAGGTAATTCTGTCCACAATTCGCCACATTTGGTTAGTAACTACTATAAAGATTATCATGTATTAACAACCCATACTCATTCATTGATGAATATTTCTACTACAAACGGTAATAATAATCCAATTGGCTTTGGCTTGGACATTATATATATGGATATGGCTACCTGGGAATCTAGTATTCAATCATTTCCAGAAGGCACTATTTTAATGTCTAATGGTGTCCTTGTAGATGCTAACTTAGAACGATATACTTTAGCCGAAGGGAAATTTATTGTGCATACGACGCCAGAAACTGTTGTTGGTACCACAACACCACACGACCACACAATATCCGGATCAACTGGTTTCGCGGACGGAGCAACTGGTGCATTAGCTGGATCCGGTACAAACGGATGCGATATGGCAACATCGCATACACATAATTTTAGTTTTGTGTCTGAAGCAAAATATGTAGAACCAAAAAAATTATTAACACGATTATACAAAGTTCTGGCTACGACATCACAAGCAATAGCTGGAACAGTGGTTTTTGTAGATGGTGACGTTAGCGAAAATTGGGAAATTCTAACGGATTGGTCTACTGGAAATTTATATGCATATGATTGCAATCCAACTCTTAGTGGTTCAGATACTCATACGCACACATATTCCGGTAATAGTAATGAATATGATGGTCTTGATAGATTTGATTACCAAACTTATCTGAACCAAACTGCATACGATAGCCATTATCATGTAGTTTCTGGTAATTTAGATGAAGAAAGTCATATACCCGCTAGTAAAAAAATTGTTCCTGCAAAATTATTATATGACTTACAAAAAAATAAAGAACGTGTAATAGTAATAATGACATAATAATGTTATTGTGATTTTCATGAATGAAAATATCGCCGAAAGCATTGGAATGTTTCTAGAAAACAAAATTCGAGAAAAAATTCTTAGTAATGTTCCGCCACCTAACGCCGAAAGTACCATAAAACGCAAAGGATCTTCTCATACCTTAATTGATGATAGTACATTGCTGGAAAGCGTTACCCATATTGTCGAAACTGACGGTGAAGACATCAAAATCACAATCGGAATTTTAGATCCCGAAGTTGCAGAATATGCTGCCCCGAACGAACATGGCGTTGCTTGGGATAATAGACCAAAAAAAGGAACAGAAAACACACCGGGAAGAGAATGGTTTATACCACCACGATCTTTCATACGATCTACATTTGATGAAGAATACGAAAATGTATTAGCCGATATTGAAAAACAAATTGTAACAAATGTCAAAGCAAAATTAAGCGGAAAATAAAAACAAAAAAACAATAATGGTAAGATTGTTATGAAGAAAGGACAGAAAATGAGTGAGGAACAGAAGAAAAAAATTGGTAATGCTAATAGACAAACTAAATAATTTCTATAATAATTATCCAGATGAAAAATTAAAAATAATTTGTTTGGATGACATAGAAAAATTAGAAGAATTAGAACAATCAAACAATTATTCTATTAACAATATAATATGTTTAGGTAAACATATAAATGAATTCAATAAAAATATAATTATATCAGGAGATTTATAAAAATGGTAGCTACAGTGAACGTTCAGGAGTATAACGGCGCCTCACCTGGTGTCGCTACAGTAATAACCCAAGGAAGATATGCTACAATGGATTCTTATAATCCAGGACTAAGTAATCCTTGTGTCGTACCGAGCGCAGATCTAAATTACAGTTATTGGAAGACCCATAACGTCGCATTTTCCGGAGACTTCACCCAGATTTCTAATATCCGGTGGTATACGTCCGGAAATGTAAAGACTAACTGGGCCTTAGGAACTAACGGCGGATTATTTGTCGCAGTAAAGTCAACAGGAGATAATGGATGCCCGGTTGCTAGTTATGCTCAGGCTACTGGCGTTCAGGGAACTTCCGGCTATCCAATAGACGATGCAACAAATGGTCACGCCTACTATAAGTCAGGTTCTTCTAATCACGCAGTTCCCGTTAATGCGGACACTTATGTTTCGGCGTCAACTTTGCTTGTGGATAGCGGACCTTATACAACCGCTGCAAGTTGCAAATGTGTCGTCACGCAAGTTGTGATTGATACTGATGCAACGCAAGGCGATAAGGCCTCGGAATCGCTCACATTTCGATATGATGAAATTTAATTTAATATTTTTATAAAATTAAATTCATAAATAAAACTTTACTTTTTAAGTTAAATATAAAAAATTAAAACAACTAAAAGTAAAGTTTATACAACAAAAATTAACAATAGAAAATATGACAAATAACCAATTTGCACTAGCAAAAACTTTATATACTAGTTATACGCACTAATAAGTATGTCAAAGCGTAATAAATCTTGTCAAAATAAAGATTGGTTATTTGATCAATATATAACCCAAGGAAAATCATCTGGAAAAATAGCCGAAGAAATTGGTTGCGGGGCATCAACAATACAACATTGGTTAAAACTTCATCAAATACCAATCCGTGATTGTTCTTCTAGCAAATTAAAACCAATTTCTCAAATAATAGAAAACAAAGAATGGCTTTACAGTCAATATATCATTCAAAAAAAGTCCGCAACAAAAATAGCACAAGAAATAGGATGTCAACAAGAAACTGTCTCACGCTACCTGCACAAGTTCGAAATTCCTATCCGAACACAATCAGAAGAAATAGGTGGCGACCGACATCCGATGTTCGGCAAACACTTTTCAGAAGAATCCAAACAAAAAATGTCATTAGCAAACACTGGACATGTTCTTTCTGAAGAAACAAGAAAAAAACTTTCCAAAGCAACATCTGGCGCCAATAATCCACGTTATGGAAAAACCGTTACACTAGAACAACGGCAAAAACAATCAGAATCAATGAAAAAATTTTATCGAGAACACCCAGAAGTTTTGATAATACAAAGTGAAAATAGAATTGGTGAAAAAAATTATAACTGGAAAGGCGGAATAAGCTTTGAGCCATATTGTCCAAAGTTTAATCAAGATCTTAAAGAAAGAGTTCGTGCTTTCTTTGATTATGAATGTATAACTTGTGGAAAGACAACCGAAGAAAATGGTAAAGCTTTATCAGTACATCATGTAGAATATGATAAATCTGCATGTTGTCACGGAAAACCAGTTCACTTTGCAGCAATGTGCCACAGATGTCATAGTAAAACAAACTTTGACAGAGAACGTTGGGAAGCTATGATGCATAGAATCATAGATGAAATTTATAATGGTCGTTCTTATTACACAAAAGAAGAATATAAGAAAATAAAACTAAAAAATATATAATAGTAAGGAGAATAAAGACAAATATGAGAAATATAATATCATTACAGCCATCGGACATTGTAATACAAATAGTACCGAAACCCCCCAATGAATCGCTACAAGACACTGTATACCTCCCCGACAAATCAGAAGGATACATAGTACCCATAAATCTGTTTTTTGTAGACAACGTTGGTAAAGATTTTTGCGGTGCATTCGAACTTAAAACCATTTACTACAACAATGCCATCAAACGAGACATTATAAATGAACTATACGACAGTGGAAAGACTTTCGACATCTACATTAGACTAAATTCATCAAAAGAAAATATTGAAAGTCCAAAAGTCCTTCAAATCTTTAATAATGTTTCTATTAATGGTCGCGAACTATTAATACCGGAATTCGGACAAATAATAACGTACCGCTATTACTTTACCAACAATTCCGACCCCTGGAATATTCCAATAGAAAAAATTGAGGCACTTCGCCCACCTAACCAATACATCTATGACTATGCGGTTAGTAAGGCCATAAAAGACCAAACAACTGTCATAAAAGAAATCAAAGATGAAATAGTCAAAGAATTAATTATGCAACGTCCATTATAACTCGAGGTCCTTTATAATGAGTGCCATAATTGAATATATGTGGGTTAAAATATACATCGATGAAAGTGGTGTCGAACACTTTATTCCACAATTTCGCGAAGACGGTACACAACAATTTTGGACAGATAGTGAAAACATAACGCCAACAAAATTGCTAATAGTTCCTATCAGTCCAAAACTCGCGGAAAATATGATACAGAAAAAGATTCCAGCCGCTTCCGTACCATTAACTCCATATACTTTTTTATTGAAACCATCCGACAAAGTAACCGCTTACTGGGACAATGAAATCACCATAACCAATCACTTTGAATGCGAAACTTGCGGATTTACATGGCAACACACGGATGCATCAAAGTGGGCTGAATGTCCGCGATGTGGCGAAAAAGATACGTGGTCTTGTATGCGATGTGGCGCATCAAACATTAACAATGCCCTTGTTAAAAAAAATAATCGTGGCGAAACAAATTGTCCGTATTGCGAAATACCGTATGGTTTAAATCGGTCCATACACTTACATCGAATACAAGATATCATAGAAAATACTGACTATGTTATTCTCGTGGAAAATAGATTTAAGGTTATCATACGTCAGCATGAAGTTTGCGTGGAATCTTTATAAAATTTTTTTGAGGTGAACAATGTTAATCGGTGAACATCCAATTGGCAGTCGACCCGGTATCGGTGAGTCTTACATCGTACGAACAAAAGCGTATACCATGGACCAATGGGT